CGGTTCTTGGCTGTTCCGGGCCAACTCCTCCAACGTGGCGGGCGCGGCCGTGGACTCGCTGGTGTTCCCGACGCTCGCGTTCGGCGTCCTCATGCCGCAGATCATCGTGCTTCAGTTCGCCGCGAAGGTGTGCGGCGGTGCGATCTGGGCGTGGCTGATCTCCAAAGTGCGCTCATGAAACTCCGCCCGTACCAAAATGATGCCGCTGACTTCCTCTACGAGCATGACCGGGGGATGATCCTGGCGCCCGTGGGGGCAGGCAAGACGGCGATCACCCTCACGGCGATGGACGCCATGGTGGCCGACGGCCACGTCAAGCGGTGGCTGGTGCTGGCGCCGAAGCGCGTCTGCACCGACGTCTGGCCAATCGAGGGGCCGAAGTGGGCGCCGGGGCTGTCGATGGCGGTCGCCGTCGGCACGCCCCGCCAGCGGGCTGCGGCTTTCGCGTCGGACGCTCGCGTGGTCGTCACCAACTACGACAACCTCCAGACCGCGCCGCCGGATCTCAGCAGCTTCGACGGCATCGTCTTCGACGAGTTGACCCGGCTCAAGAACCCGTCGGGGAAACGGTTCAAGGCGCTGGAGAAGCACATCGAGCCGTTCAACGTGCGCTGGGGCCTGACCGGCTCCTTCACGTCGAACGGCCTGGAGGACGTCTTCGGGCAATGCAAGATCGTGGAGCAGGCGCTGCTGGGCCGGTCGAAGGGCGCCTTCCTCCAGAAGTACTTCGTCTGCATGAACCGCGAGTACGGCGATTGGATGCCGCGCAAGGGCGCCCTGGGCGCCGTCATGGACGCCATCCGCCCGGCCACCTACGTCTTAGAGCCCGGCGAGTACAAGGACCGCCTGCCGCCGCTGCACACGGTCGAGATGCGCTGCGACCTGGCTGACCGGGCGCCCTACGAGAAGATGAAGAAGGACTACCTCGTCGAACTGAAGGGCCAGCAGATCACGGCCCTGACGGCGGCGTCCGTCACCAGCAAACTCCAGCAGATGGCCAGCGGGTTCATTTACAATAGCCAGACCGTAGCGCAGGAAACGGCCGGCAAGTTTACGCAAACCAAGGAGGCGGTCTGGTTCTCGCCGCACAAGTTCGACCTGCTGGATGAGATCCTGGCCGAGAACCAGCGGGACAACACCATCGTGGTCTACAACTACCGCGAGGAGCTGGCCGAACTGCGGCGTCGCTACCCACAGGCTGCGACCGTGGACGAGCCCGACGCCATCGCCCGGTGGAACGCCGGCAAGATCCAGCTACTGCTGATCCACCCGAAGTCGGCCGGGCACGGGCTGAACCTCCAGCACGGCGGCAACAAGATGGTGTTCGTCTCGCTGCCCTGGTCGCTGGAACTGTTCGAACAGACGGTCGGGCGGCTGCACCGCGGCGGCCAGACCAAGCCCGTCTGGGCCTATGTGCTACTATGTAACAAGACCATTGACGAGCGCATCTGGGCTGCGCTCTACGACAAGCGGGCGGTGTCGGACATTGCCTTGGATGAGCTCAAAGGAACACCGGCATGAACTGGCGCACCCTCAACGCCCGACTGGGTAGCCTACGCGAAGACGAACTGGAGGGCATGATCCAGGCGGAACTGCGGGGTGAGCGTCGGCCCACCCTTCTGATCCGTATGCACCAGCGGTTCACCGTCCTGCGGAACCTCCGCGAGCGGCGCGAGATCTTGAACGCGGCTACGTCAGAAGCCCGAGCGCAGTAGCGTAGCGGGCGCGCACGTCGTCAATCCCGATGAGGCCGCCGTTGATCCGCTGGCGGCAGCGGTCCACGGCGCCTGCGTCAGCCAGGTCGTTGCAGTTCTTGGAGTGCCAGAAGATCGCGGCGCTGTCGGCCGCGCCTTCGCGCGTCTCCAGCCACTCAGGCATTTCATCGACCGGCATGTTTACGATCTCGGCTAGGCGCTCGTAGTTGTACCGGCCCGTGGTCTGCATCAGACCACGGCCGATGAAGCGCCAGCCGTCGCCGGGGTTCTTGTTCCCCATGCGCCCGCCGTAAGCGGCCTCGGCAATCGCCTTCTCGTCAGCGGGGCGCGACACGGTGCGGCCCACCTCGGCGGCGTACTCCGGCGTGAAGTACTTCGGCCATTGCTTCGCCAGGGCTTCGGGGCGGTAGTTGAGGCTCTCGCGCAGCTTCCGGCCGCCCGCCGTCTCATGGCCGGTGTTGGCTAGGAACATCGCCACCCGCTTCGACGTGTTGATCTCGCGTCGGGCGCAGGCCGCCTCCAGCACCGCCGCCCACTCGGCGGGGTCGGCCCAGTTCAGTCCCTGCATCAGCTTGGCGGTAATCACTTGCGAACCATCCTGCTCATCGCTTCGCTCTTTTCTTTACTGCCGGCGCTGCTCCCAAAGTAGTAGGAAACGATGCCGCCCCAGGCGGTGCCCAGCGTGCCGAGCATGACCAGCAGCGCCTCGCCGCCTTGCGTGGGCAGGCCGTAGGCAATCATGTAGCCCAGCACCCCGAAGAAGCCGAGCGTGACCGCGCCCGCCAGAGCCTTGGGCGTCCAGTCGCCGGTCTTCACTTCGCGTTCGCGGGCGCTGTTGCGGTCGGCGGCGTCGATGCGCTGGAGGTCGATCTCCAACTCGCGCATCCGCACGGCGAAGTCCTGTTCGGCTTTCTTCAGCGCCAGCAGTTGATCCGGTGTCGCTTTCGCCGCCGCGTCGATCAACTCGTCTTCGGTCCCGTCGGGCTTGCCCAGCAGTGCCTCGGAGATGGCGCGCGTGGCCATGCCCGCGAGCGGGCCGCCGACGGCGGTGGCGATGGATGGGGCAACCGTGCGGACAAGGTTCAGAAGCTGGTCCATCAGTCTCGATCCTCTTGAGCTTGTCCCAGACGCAGGCCGCCGAGGAGGCCGACAAGCGCGCCGACGATGGTGGAGAAAGCAGGCCCCAGCACCTCAAAGATCTTGTCGTTGTTGACCTTGTCGTCGAAGAGGCCAAACAGCAGCACGAACACCATGGCGAGCATGACCATCGCCAGCGTGTAGATTGAGATGAGCAGGATGTGCCGCTGGACGGCCTGCATCACTTGTCTGCCTTGCGTTCCAGGCGGTCGAAGATGGCTTTTACCATCGACTTGATGTCCTGGATGTCTGCTCGATAGTCGTCCTTGCTGACGTACTTCGTGTGCATTGCCCGCTCCAGCTCTTTCACGTCGTCTTGCAGCAGGCGAATCGAGTCCCACACCACCTTCAGCATCCAGCCCATCGCCGCCCCGGCCACGCCGACGATGATGTTTACGAGATCCTGCGACATAGGCGGCGTCCCTTAGCGAGCCATGGAGTTTTGCGGAGGCGGCATCGACTGCATCATGTTCAGCGGAACACTAACAGGCGCGCCAGACCGCGCGACGAGATCCCCGAACTCACGGATGGCGGCGGGGCGTTGGGCGGTCAGCGCCGACACCAGCGCGTTGGAAAACGGCCGCGAATAGGCCGCGCCGCTGACCAACGCCGCCGCGATGAGCGGCTCCAACGGCAACGCCCCTGTTGCCGCCGCGCCGCCTGCCGCGCCCATAGCCAGCTTATCGATCATGCCCGCAGCACCTGGTGATGGTGCCATAGCCAGCACGCCGGCATCCGCCAGATCCTGCATGTAGGCTTGGCCACGGGCGAAAGCAGCGCCGCGGGCGCTGGTGTCCGCATCGCGGACGGCGGCGGCGAACTGCGCGGGTGTGAAGACGCCGCCTTCAGCGGAGCGCGCCGCGCGGTCCAGCGGGATAAGTCCGCGGTACGCCTGCCGCGCCGCCGAAACTTGATCGGTCAAGTTCGGGTTGGTTCGGGACAACAGATCGTCAAACGAGTCCCGCATAGCCGCAAAGGCGCGGCCCAGCTCGCGTTCTTTTACCACAGAAGACCCAAGATACTCTCGGGCATTCCGCCCAAGCGTCTCCACGATGTTGAGGTATGTATCGCCGTCTATGCGACCGCCTTGCTGTACCCGGCTGAGAACGTCTCGCTGAAGCGACCGCGCAAGAACCTGTTCCATGTCGGGGGTCAGGAACCGCTGCGCGACGTTGGTCACGTCGGTGGCGAACTGGCGGTCCAGACCGAACGGGCTAATGTTCCTAGCAAGGTCTTTGTAGGCGTCGCTGACGGTGGTGGCTACATGCGAGACAAGATCCCGCCCGGTCTTAACTTCAGCGGGCACCTGCGCGTTGAGCGGGGCCAGCACGCGGTTGGCAACGGCGGTGTTAAACGTCTCAACGCCGCGTTCCTGGGCGCGCTGAACGGCCCTGCCGATGATCGGCGCGTTAGCCAGCCGTTCTTCGGCAGACCGAAGGATGCCTCCAAAAGCCTGACCCGGCGGCAACTCGACGCCGGCTTCGCGCAGCGTCCGTACGTTTGGGTCCACACGCGGCGCGATTGCGCGGCCCACAACCTGACCGACTCCGCCGCCCACGCCCCCGAACGCGGCGCCGCTCAAGGCAGCGCGGGTACGCTCCGGCGTCTCCGGGTCGCCTAGCGCTGGCATGGCCGCGCCCTGCACCGCGCCCAACGCAGCACCTTGGCCGACCGCGCCGGGCAGCGTGACGGGCGCGCGGAGGGCCGCGGTGGCTACGGCGGCGGGGACGATACCGCCCGCCATGCGTGCGAAGTCAAAGCCCGTGTCACCACTTGCGGCGCGGCGGGCTTGGTACTCCTCCTCCCGTTCACGGACGGCAGCGCGGGCGCCTTCGGCGGTCGGCAGGGGCACTTCAGCAACGCCCGCCTCCATGACGGCCCGAATGTTGGGGTTCCGCAGCAGCAGACGGCCAATTGCCGTCTGTTCTGGCGGGCGCATCCGTTCGGCGGCGAGCTGCTCGACACCACGGGCAACATCGCCAGCGCCGTACAGCATACGTTCGCCAACACCGATGGGCTGCGCCGCCGCGCGCTGTTGCGGTTGCGGGCTGGCCATAGAGCGGAACGCTGCGTCTATTTCCCGGCCAAGAACTTCCGGCGACATGCCCTCCGGCGCCTCAACCTCAAACCGACGTCCGTCGGGCGCCGTGACTTCGTACCGCATGGCGCGCTCCTACTGCAACGGCCGCAAGATAGCACCACCCGGCGTCCGAAATTCGCCGGGGGCAGCAGGCGTCGCCCCCGCCGCTGGGCGACGGGCGTCGGGCACGCCGTCGCGCGGCGGGGGCTCTGCGGTGCCCCGGCCTCCAGGGCCGGGGATCTGAACCGGCGGTCGTTTGCCAAGGCCATAGTTGACGATTTCGTCGTACGCATCCCGCATACGACGAAGGTTGCGTTGCAGTTCGCCCGCACTTTGCGATTGGCCAAGGTCGCCCAGCACCGCCTGCAAATAGGCAATTTCCTGGTTGGAGACGTTGCCCAGCGCGCCGCCCGTCGGACTGGCCTGACGCATCTGGTTAAGCTGATCAAAACCAATGTTGGCCCGAATGGTGTTGAGACTGCCGGCAAGATCCCGCGCGCCCGTCCCGCCAATGTTGGCGAACCGTTCACCGAGAAATCCCGTCGTCGGAAGCGCCGACGTCCGCATAATTTCTTCAGCGCGGTTGATAGCGCCGATAACGGTGGCGCCCGCTTGTTGTGTCGTTTCCCTGCGAACGCCGGTTGCGGCGGCGGCGCGTTCGGCTTCAATAGCGGCCGGGCTACCGGGGATAGGCCGCATACTATTCACGCGGCCTTGATCGTCACGGACGACCTCGTACCCCGGCGGGATGGAGCCGATCTGCGGCATGTTGACGGTCGTGGACGGCGGTGTGCCCCGCCGTTCCAGATATCCGCGCGCCAGAGCCTGCGCTTCGGGGCTACCCGGCGCAATGCCAGCTTGCGTCAACATACGGCTGAACTCGTCGGGCGCGCGTTCGCCCGCTGCTGCCGTGCGGCGGATTAGACCTTCGGCGCCCTCCGCGATCCGGCGGGCATTCTCGACTGAGAACTCGGCCGGAATGCTGTTGGCATACTGCGGAAACCGCTGGGCCACATAGGACCGCGCAGCGCCGTACTGCTCCGGGGTTGCGGCGGCGGCGAATAGGTCGCGGCCTACCTTAAGGGCCTCGGCCTCTGCTCGCGCGTTGTATTGCCCCGTCTGAGCGCGAATACGGGCGCCCTCTAGGTTACGCTGCTCGATCTGCGGGGCCAGCATCGGCGCCGCCCGGCGGAGCTGGGCCATGCCCTCCGGCGTGTTGATATCCACGCCCGACGACAGCAGACCGCGAAGCGCGTTGCGCTCCTGCGCCGTCTCCCGCGCCTCCTCCATCCGCATCCGGTTCATCTGGATGTTCTGGGCCTGCCCGTAGATCTGCCCGACGTCGGGCATTTGGAAGGGGCGGACCTGCAAGGCGATGGTGTTATCAACCATGTGCGTTGCCCCTTACACGTCGAACTGCGTGATGCCGCTGCCGTAAGCGGCCGGGCCATAGTTCGTCCCGGCTTGGGGCGCGTAGGCGCCGTAACCGCCGGGGCGCATGTAACTGGCCGTCAGATAGTTCTGCATACCCGATTGCAGCGCGCCCGTCAGGGCGTTCACGCCGCCGACATAACCCGACGCGCGGGCGGCGCCTGCGCCCTGCTGGGCTGCGGCGACGCCGCGGCCCGTCTCGCCAGCAGCGCCCGTCAGCACGTTCGTGCTGGACTGGCCCTGGCCCAACATTCCTTGCAGCGGGTTAAGCTGGGCGTTGCGGGCGGCGTAGTAGCGGTTGAAGGCGTTCTGGTACTCCTGCGAGGCCAGATCCTGCCCGAACCGCTGGACGCCCTTCAGCGTGGTGCCCGACAGCAGACCACCGCGCGCCGCCGCCGACCGCTCCAGCGCCTTCATGCCCTCGCTCATGCGGAAGCCGTAGCCGGGGTCGGCTTCAAAGTCGGACATGCCGAAATCGCGGGCGTAGCGGCCAAAGTCAGCCGCGCCCGCTTCGCCGCCTTCCAGGCCCAGCAGCGTCATCAACCGGTTCTGCGCGGTCAGGCCAGCTTCGCGGAACGGCGCTTGCAGCTCGACCTGGCGCTCAAACATCTCCCGCTGCGTGTTGGCGGCTTGGTCGGCGGCGCGTTTCTGCGCGCGAGCGGCTTGGCTGGATCCGTAGGCGCCAGCGCCAGCGCCGATTGCCGAAGATCCCAGAATAGCAGCGCCGGTGCTTATGGGTTCGGGCACAGCGGGAACTCCTTCCGGTAATCCTCAAACGTCTCACCGTAAAGCGACATCACGGTCGCGGCCTTGGCAAGCGCGGCGTCTTTACCCTGCGTCAGCAGAACAACCAACAGAACGATATCATAGAAGGCGGCGCGCCACACAAAGGACTTTTCGTCGGCCTTGCCAGCCCTTTCCGCGTCGTCGGACGCGACCCACTTCAAAATGGAATTGGCCATGATTGGGAGCAGCGTCCCGCTGTTGGCTTGGTAGAAGGGGTTCATCGGCATCTTAACGAGGCTGTTCCAAATGGCGTCGTGCAGCGCCTTGCGCTCCACGTTGTGCCCGTCAGCCACGTCGTCGAAGACTTGCGTCACAGCCCACACGGACAGCAGCCAATCCGCAGCGTCGGGGGGTAACCCCAACACGTCGTCGAACAGGGCCAGCAGCGATTGCTCGCTGGGCGTCATTGCGTCACCTCACGCCCGCTGGCGCGGATGTTAATGGCAGAGGCCGTGCCGGCGATAGTGGAGATGAAAGCCCCCGGCGACAGCACCTGACCGACAATCTCGGGAAAGGTATAGGTTTCGCCAGCTTGAAGCGCCTTGGTCTTAACGATCAAGTTGTCGTTGCCCGCCGACCCGGCCGCCGTGACGAGGTTGACGCTGATCGTCGCCGCCGTGGCGCTATAATTGGTCGCCGTAAACTTGTCGATGATCGTCGTCACGCCCTGCGCCGTGTACTGCGTCGTCTGCGTGTTTTCGGCGGTCTTGGCGGGGACCAGCACCCGAACGGTAACAGCCATGGTTTACCTCGGCACAAGGGTTATCGTGGGGGCGGTGGTGTACGTCACTCGCAAATAGTCGTAGGGCGACAACCAAAATACGCCAGCGGTCTGCCCAACACTATAGAAAGTTATGTTGTCTCGGGAGAAGTCGATGGCCGATACAACGCCGCCCGTCACAATCAGATCCACCGGCCGACCCGTTGTGTTCTGAAAGGTAAACGGCGACGCGCCGACAACGACGCCGCGTGGCAAAATTGACCAGCCCGGCGGCTCCCCCGCAAACGGCGGTTCTAGTGCCAGCGCCTCAACCTGCTTCTGAAGCTCCGCAATCTGCGACTCTTGCGTGGACCCGTCCGGTGCGGCCAGCACGCCGTCAAGCTGACGCTCTAAGACGACCTGCTCCTCGGAGCCGGTCGGCGGCCCAACCTGGAGGTCTTGAAGCGAGATGGCGTTTGACCCGCCGCCGGTTAGGTTGAACAGGTTGAAGAAGAACCGATACCACTCACGCGCCATCAGCCCGGTGCGCTCGTCAATGAGCGGCACGCGCGGCGCGGGGATGTTCGTGATGTTTGGAGGGCTAGGCATTGGTCGGGCTGGCGCGCAACTCGGCGCCCATGATTGCGATCTTCACCGGGTCGGTGCCCGAGATTTCGTACACTCGGTCGCGGATCTTCATCGTCATGCCCAGCCGTCGCCAGAAGGCGCGCTTTCCGTACTGGCCGATCCGCCCAATCGACGTCCAGCGTTCGTTGGAATAGGTGTGCCCGCCGTCGTCGGACCACCGCAGCATGACCTGCGGGTCGCTGCCCTGGCCGTCGTTCAGCCCCACGCCCGTTTCGCAGTCCAGTTGCAGCGTGTGATGGGTTGTGCGGCGCAGCGTGTTCTGGCCGGTCGGCAGCGCCCGCCAGGAGCGCAGCCACCGCTGGATCTGGCCGTTGTCGGCGTAGACGTCGAGGTCGAAGGCGTAGATGTTGCCGTTCTCGTAGTCGCCCACGACCACTTCGCTGCTGAACGCCATCTGGCAGTTGCTGCGGTGGCGGGTGAAGTCGCCGTTGTTCCACCCGGCCCGCTCATGCCACGCCTGCGTGGCGACGTCGTAGACCCAGGTGGTGTCGGCCTGCGGGAAGATCAGCACATAGAACGAGTGGCCGTCCTGCTGGTAAGTGTAGCCAATCGCGTCCGACAGGTTGCCGTACTGCTGGATGTGCCACTCGACAGCGTGGGTCGAGATGCGCTGCGCTTGGTAGCCGTTGGCCCGGTAGACCATGCCGCGGCCGCGGGCGTCGGCACCCAACCAGAAAATGCCGTTGTCCATCTTGGCGACCGAATAGGTCGCGGCGCAGCCGATCTCGTTGAAGGCGCCCTGGATGCGCTGGAGGGGGAAGTCGGCGGTGCCGGCGTCGTACCAGACTTCAGCCGAGTTGGTTCCGAACAGCCAGACCTCGCGGTTGCTAACCAAGATCGAGAGCAGACCATCGGGCGAACCCTCGGCGCTGGCGAAGTCGAGCGGGTCGATCTGCGTGCCTTCCAGCAGGCTCGTCACCCAGATCTTCTGGCTGTTCGGTTCGTTGAAAACGAAGTAGCCATCGAGGTAGCCGACGGTGACCGCGCCGGGGAAGTCCGGGTCGGCGATCTGCGCGAAGGCGTTTGTGCTGGCGTTGTAGATGTAGCTGGGGCCGTTGGCGGCGATGAACAACTGCGTGCCATTGTCAGCCATCGACACAGGCCCGGTGCCGGCTACGGTGCCAAGCGCCGTCGAGGTCCAAGACGACGTGATCTTGTAGAGCGTGTTGCCGGAGACGGCGTAGCCGAAGCCACCGAACTGCCAGAGCCCGCGAACCGGGCCGGTGCCCAGCGTGGCGAGCAGGCGCAGGCCAGGCGCACGCTGGAGAAACGCTGGCTCCTTGCCCGCCTCGGGCACGATCTCGGGGAACAAGTTTACCATGCGGCTGTCCGCAGCGTTGGTGCTGCGGGCGACGTAAGTGCTGCCCAGGATCGGCGTCTTCATCAGTAGTTACCGGCGAAGATGTTGTATCTTTGCCTAGTCCCCACGATGCTGTAGGGCAGGGCCATCACGTCATCGGGGTTGTTGATCCGCTTGAGGTTGCGTTTCGACGCCATGGCAATGCGCGACACCTGGAAGGACGGCTCAATGCCGAACTCCGGCGCCATTTCGCAGGCCAGATTGTAGCGGAAGGCGCGCAGGTAGCCCGGCGGGAAAGTCAGGTCGGTGGCCAGATTGGCCGGCTTCGACAGCGGCTGGACCGAGACGATATGGAACTCCAGCACCTTCGTCGGCACCGGATAGACGTACATCTCGATGTTTGGGTACGTCATGTTGACCCACAGCACCTGGGGGTAGGTGCTGGTCACGGTCTTCACGGCGATGCCGTTGTACTGCTGCTGGTTGATCAGCTTGAGGCCGTAGGAGATGCCGGTCGCCGGATCG